CCTTCTTCGTCAAGAAGATGAATAGCGACATAATTACTATTGGCAAGAACATTTACTAGGAGGGCTAAATGTGGGATTATTACTTTTTGTTTTAAGCATGTTGTCATGTTCTACGGATTACATGATAGGCGGTGGCTCAGAAGTCATCACAATTAGAGAACAAGTAGAGGTAGAAGTTGAGGTACCGGTTGAAGTAGAGGTTGAAGTGCCGGTATATGTAGAAGTTGAAGTACCCGTCAATGAGGGAATCATATGGGTTGATTCTTTTACACAACATATGTCAGTCGACGGGGTTGACATTTTATGGGTTATCGATAAATCAGGTTCAATGGGTCGATTCAACACTGAGTTGATTGCCGGTATTGAAGCGATGATGTTAGCACTACCTAGCGCTGATTGGAGATTGGTTATCATAAGTGCAGATCCATCCGATGCTGTATTAAGCACTGAGTTTCCTTTGGTTCCTGGCGATGACGCTGCAGATGCAACAGCCATGTTTGCTACTTTGCCATCCGGGCCATATGAAGAGGGCTTTAACGCGGTTCATGATTATATCGTTCACAATCCGTATTCTTCTACATGGATGCGCCCCGATGCAGGGCTGCTGGTTGTGTTTGTATCAGATGAAGAAGAGCAGAGTGATTTGGAATATCCTGCTGTATCAGACTTTTTAAGTTGGTATGGTTCTCTTAGAATGGGTTCGGTTTTTATGGCTAGTATTGTCAATGTAGAAGAAGAACTTAGTTTATGTGATGTTCCAACTGGTTTGATTAACGTCGGATATCGATTCATGGACGCTACCGGTGTTGTGGGTGGTGTTGTGGTTGATATATGTGATGAAGATTGGGCTCCAGGGGTGACTGACGCTACACAAGCAATTGACCCATACGAGAACCTCACTTTGACGCACAAAGCCGAGACTGATTCAATCAGGGTGTTTATTGATGGCTCCTTGAATCATGACTGGTATTACCAAGAATCTGACAATACAGTATATTTCACTATTTTACCCAGTGCAGGTCAATTAGTAGAGATCGGTTATAGATATATTGATACCGATACGGGCGAAACAGGTATTTAAAGGAACAAACAAATGAAAAATTTAATTAAAAGCTTAGCTATAATGTTGGTTGTAGGGTTTACTAACATTGATGCATATGCAGATACAGAGAAACAGACCCAAACAAGTAGTGTCTTCACTCCTCAAAAACCAATTGAGAAAGTAAGCAAAAGCCTTTCTTCGGCTGAGCGAAAAGTTCGCAATGCTGCCGTAAAGGTCGTAACAAGCGGCGGTCACGGTAGTGGCACCGTGGTTTCTTACAAGGATCTAACACTGGTATTTACAGCTAGGCATGTGGCAGATGGTGCTCTTGGTTCGGAATATTTAATATCCAAGGATGTGGAACAAAGAACCGGTACACTAATCTATCAAAGTCAAGAACATGATATTGCAATTTTAGTTGTACTCAGTGAATTTAACTATATTAAGCCAATGTCCTGGGATCCAGTCAGTAATTATGACATTGGTACCGACATCATTTATTCAGGACACCCTTCTTGGCATAAGCTTATGTCGTTTGATGGTAGAATTGTAGGTTATGAGGAGGTAACTGGCTCAGGAACTCAATTAATAGTCAACACATATGGTTGGTTTGGGTGCTCTGGCTCAGGTGTTTATAATAAGAAAGGCCAACTACTTGGTATTCTTTACGGTGTAGACGTTCAATATGTCTACGGAACTCAAATTCAAGAGAATTTAATATGGGTTGCACCAATTAAGAATGTTGATATGAAGAGTGCGTTAAATGCATTTTGTCGCGGCACTGTTGAAAACTACAAAGCATGTCGATAAAAAGTAATTGGAATACATTTCTAACTGAAAAAGAGTTGAAAACTGTTGGAATCGTTGTTTGTCTTGATGACAAACAGCGGTTTCTCATTATACGTAGGTCTAAAATTGACACCAGAGCGGGCCAGTGGACTATCCCTGGCGGTCATATTGATGAAGAAGACGGAAGTATCGAAGATGGTGCCGTTCGAGAGTTGCTTGAAGAAACAAATTTGACATGTGAAGTAAGTGATCTCTCTTATCTTGGCGAAGCAAAGCCTGGTAAATTTTACTTTCTTACAAAAAAATGGAATGGTAATATAGATATCGACAAACCAAACCCAATTACCGGTTTGATAGAACACGACGATTATATGTGGGCTAGCATTGAAGATATAAAAGACATAGACAATAGTGAAATTCCGATCTATTTATTGGAGATAGCTTTGGAAATGTCACAAAATGAATGATTTATACGATTCAATCGAAGAAAAAAAGAAAAAACGCAAGAAAGCAGGCTCAGAATCCAGCAAAGAGTCCTCACTGAGAGACTGGTTTGGTAGAAAAGGCGCTAAAGGCAAGAAAAAAGGGTGGGTTGATTGCAATTCACCTGATGGAAAGGGTGGTTATAAGTCTTGTGGACGTGGTTCAGGAGAGAAACGTAAGAAATACCCTGCATGTCGACCCACTCCGGGTGCCTGCAAAGAGCGCGGCAAAGGTAAATCATGGGGCAAAAAAGCTAAAAAGAAATCTAAGAAGAAAAACGAGGAATTATACATGGATTTAGAACAAATTATTCAAGAAGAATTAGAGGCAGTCCTTGACGAGAAGAAAAAGAAGAAGAAAAAGAAGAAAAAGTCTTCTGGTAAAAAAGACGCATGCTATAATAAGGTAAAATCACGCTATAAAGTGTGGCCGAGTGCGTATGCATCCGGTGCTTTAGTTAAATGTCGTAAGGTTGGTGCTAAAAACTGGGGCAATTCTAAGAAAGAATCGCTAGAGCTTGACGTTCAGAATGAGATTGAGTTGATATTACAGGAGTCTCATTCCAAAGAACATGAAGAAGAGTTGAAAAAAATAGCTGATGAGTTAAAGGGTGCCTCCAAAATGCATGCTTCTCAAGCTGAACGTGTCGAAAAAATCCTCGATGAGACCGATGATGACGAATTAAAAGAGGGTGATTGCCCTGAAGGCACTAAAATGGCCTCTGATGGCAAATGTTACCCCGCGACACCCACTGATATGGGACGTTCTTACGGCGAAACTCCCTTTGAAGAGGGGGGTTGTGGCATGGATGATGAAGAACCAACACTTAAAGTTGCTGTAAAAGAAGAATTAAACTGCGGTTGTGGTAAAGATCCTTGCGAAACTTATGGTAAAAATAGCGAAAAGCTTGCTATAATGGTAAGAGAAGAGTTGGAAGCCGTTGTTAGAGAAAAGAAAAAGAAGAAAGCTTGTAAGCCATCCAAAGGGAAGCGCTTTGCTAAGCGTGTAGACGGCAAATGTCGTTCATTCGGCCAGAAAGGGAAAGCAAAAGGTGGTGGAGATCGTATTAGACCCGGCACCAAGAAGGGTGATGCCTACTGTGCGCGCTCAGCAAAGATTAAAAAGTGCAAAAATCCCCCATGTGCTAACGCATTATCCCGTAAAAAGTGGAAATGTCGCGGCTCTAAATCAATGAAAGAGTAAAAAAATGTTAAATGACGAAGAAATCCTGCTAAAAACAGCTAATCTTCTCGACACTTTACAAGAAAAGTGTTGGAAGGGATACACAAAGAAAGGTATGAAGACCATGTTTGGGAAAAAATACCCAAATTGTGTCAAAAACACTAAGAAAAAGAAGAAAAGAAATGAAGACTTATACTCTTCAAGTGAAAAAGTGCTTAAAGAAGTCACTGAAGACGAAATGCGAGTACTTGAGGATGTATTAGATGGCTTAGATGCCGCTAATTTACCCCTAAACGACCTTTTCAGTGGCAAAATGCGGGTTGTTATACCATTTCCGACAGTTGACCCGTCCACAGAGCTTGGAAAGTTCGCAAAATTCTTTGAAACACAAGAATATGATGTAAATTGGGAGAAAGGTATGGTTTCTGCGGTCAGAGAAGTAACTAATGTCAGTGATTTAGCCGCACAAATCGCGGGTAACCCCAATAAAAAGAAAATTAAGAAGTTTCAGATGAAAATTGGCAAGTTATTTTCCAAAATGGCTACTTTAAGCAGACAAAAGAAAGAAATTGCCAAAAATGACTCCGAATTTCAGAAAAATGAAGATTATAAGCGTATAATTCAACAAATCCTCTTATATATCCCCGCTCCAGGGGTGGCTGGTCCTGCTGGTTATGATTTAGAAGAATTAGCCACACAATACGGAGAATATTGGAAAAAGAACGCTGCATACATCAAACAGAACATTGATGAGCTTGATAGTGACAAGTTTTCTATTATTATCACTCGACATCCGATAGATGTGCTTAGAATGAGCGATTTTGACGAGATTACCTCTTGTCACTCTCCAGCTAGTCGTGCAAATGCCTATCAATCTTATTACAAGTGCGCTGTAGCTGAGGCACAAGGCCACGGGGCGGTTGCATATGTGGTTAACACAGAAGACCTCCTGAGTGCCACTAATACGAGTAATATAGACAGTGCAGAACAAGAAATTCAAGAAGATGAGATATTTTTAGATGATAAACGCCCATTTAGCGGCGATATTGAGCCAATTTCTCGCACACGTATCCGTCACGTTAGATATTTTGACTCAGATGAACCAAAACGATTTGATGACGGACAAGATGTTGGAATGCCAGAGAAAAGAGTCTATGGTGCCGACATTCCCGGTTTGGCCGATCAAGTTACTGACTGGGCGAGATTAAATCAAGAAGAAGTCATTGAAAATATGCCGAAAGAAGACGGAAAGATTAATTTAGATAGATTTATGATCTTTGGTGGCTCCTATGAAGACACCGCAAATGCAGCGGGTCGTGCAGAACTAATGAGAAAGTTAGTAGATCAACGTGTTACCGGTAATATGAAGCAAAACAAAGATACTGAAGATACTCTTGATGCAGACTTAATTGGTGATGTCATTGCATCAACTAATGCGAGGTGCGAGGAAATAGCAAACTATTGGGTAGAAAGATACGCTCAGTGTTTTGTTGATTATGAAGTCCATGAAGATGGTGGAGATGGTGTTTATATCAGACCGTCAGGTCAGTTTGTTGCTAAATGGCCGGTTGATGAGTGGAAAAGACTGCCGAGCAACGCAGAAGAAGTTGTATGGAATTCTGTTGATGAAATAAATCAGCATTTTGGTGATGTATTTATTCCCTCAGATGACTCTACTCCCACAATCCGTAGGATCCGCGAAGAAATACACTTATCTATTGATATTAACTTCGATCATCCTGACATTGCCGGAGATACGTATTTTGCATTGCCTGAAGAATACAACGAGGCATGCCAGAATATCGATGGCGTAATCGACGATAGAAGAGACGCTTTTGAAGAAATCCTCACCACATACTTCAAACGTGAAGGTCAAATGGAAGGCGGGGATTACATCAATTTAGCCATGGCGATTGAAGATGGTGATGTGTCATCCTACGAGTGGGATGTTGAAACTGATGGTGACTACTCCGATTCGTATGAGTCCACCGCAAGATACTCTCACTATTATGATCCAGAAGATTTAGGATTAGGCATGGAAGTGCTTATGAAGATTCTTGATTCTCGCGACTTTAAAATTGAACTGAGAAAGCAATTGCTTGAAGAACCAAGAAAAACCGAAAACACACAATACTACCTACAAATGAATGCTACAACAGTGGAACACGCTGGAGAGGCTAAATATACTGCTATATTCTCGATTAACGCCGATGAACCCGATATTATGGTTGGGTTATTCAAAGAGCTTGTAGAGGGCGAGATGGACGACGAAGACAACCTTAACGTGGTGTTTAACAGGGTATTGGCTCAATTTGTTAATGCTCGTCAGCCGGCTTCGATGCAAACAAACGAAAGTATTGTTTCAACTTGGAAAGATTACTTAAGATCATGAAACTCCTACTTGAAAATTGGCGAGGAATATAGATGAGTAAATATATGAAAGACCCGGAGTATTTATTTTCCATTTTAGCTGCCATAGTAAAGAAAAACGGCGGTTTTTTAAGGTTAACTGAAGAAGAAATCAAAGCTGTAACCAAGAATGACATTGTTGGTATGTATTTTGAGCCTGAAACAAATTCTATTGTTTTCAAGCAAGTGGATCCTCAAGATGCCCTTAGTGCATCGAGAATGTTAAAAACTCAAGAAGATGAAACAACTTACGAGAATTGAATTATGTATGAATATAGTGCTAAACTAATTCGTGTTATTGATGGTGATACCATCGATGCAATGGTAGACTTAGGATTTGACGTTTGGGTTAAGAAACGTGTAAGATTATATGGTATTAACACGCCAGAAGTACGTACTAGAGACCTTGAAGAAAAGAAAGCGGGTATGGAGGCCAAGAAGAGATTAGAAGAGCTTCTAGAGGGTGTTAACGGCCGTTTTATATTATGTTCTCGTGGCATTGGAAAATACGGAAGATGTCTTGGAGAACTACTTATTGGTGAATTTGGAGAAATTCATATTAATAATAAGCTCTTACATGAAGGGTATGCGGAGAAATACGAATGAAACACTTATTTGAAAATTGGAATAAATATCTAAATGAAGATATTAAGATGGTCGCCAAAAAAGCCATAGACTTAGTTTGCCCGGTTGCAACTCAAAATTTAGAATTAAACACCAAGAATAGAGATTCAGCGATTCAAGCTGATTATATAAAATATGGCCCACTAAATGTAGATGAGCCCGGAGATTACTGGGAAGAAATAGCAGAGTACTGGGATACAGATGTAAAATCGGCGTTGGCCTCGAATTGTGGGAATTGTGTAGCATTTGATATTTCCCCCAGAATGAAGGAATGCATGCCCGGAGAAACTTCGGATGGCGATGGTATGCTTGGGTATTGTTGGATGCACCATTTTAAATGTCACTCTGCCCGTTCGTGTAGAACCTGGGCCAAAGGTGGACCGATTGAAGACGATGATGTATCAGCAGACTGGCAAGATCGATCACAGGCGGAAAAATAAATGAGCCAAAATGGATGGGAAACATATTCAAAGTTAGTTTTACAACAACTTGAAACCATGGCTTCTGGGATTGAATCCCTCAGAACCGAACTGCAAGACGTTAAGGGTCAGCTTACTGA